GCCAAGGCGCGGTACCCAAGTGGTAAGGGAGAGGTCTGCAAAACCTTTATGCGTCGGTTCGATCCCGACCCGCGCCTCCAACTCCAACCTATTGAAAATAAAAGACATCTACCAAAGTGCTTGGATTTTGTGTTAATCCTGTGCTAGCGTTTCACTCCATGAGCACAAATGCCAACACCCTCACCGTCTCGACAATCCCCACCATCACCATCTTTGTCCGGCACTCTCTCGAATGTAAGTACAAGGGAGATGAACTGTACAAGGGTTGCCGCTGCGCCAAACACCTCCGCTATACGCTCGCTGGGAAGCAGTACCGGCAGAGTGCCAGGACGCGGTTTTGGAAGTCGGCAGAGGAGCGCAGACGGAGCCTTGAGGCGTCGTTTGCCGTAGACCCTACAGCGGTCAAAATCGAGCCGGAGACGCGCCAGACAATCAAACGGGCAATCGAGCTGTTTGTCATGGACAAGACGACCGAGGGTATGTCGGCACAAGTGCTCAAGAAATACGAGAGAGAGCTAGGGCGATTCGAGTCGTTCATGGCAAAGCGTTCCAAGTTCCTACCCCATGAGATTGACGCAGAGGCTTTGACCGAGTTCCGCTCTGACTGGGAAACGCAGTATCCGTCATCGAATACGCGGAACAAGGTACAGGAACGGCTAAGGGGGTTTCTGAAACACTGCTACAACAAACGCCTGATCGACCGTGTACCTGTCCTGAAGTCCATCCAGCCTACCGAAGCTCCGACACTGCCACTGACGGACGAGCAATACAAGAAACTCCTAGAGGTGATCCCTGCCGAGTTCAAAGACGTAAAGGCAACCCGCGTTCATGCCCTTGTTCAGTTGATGAGGCACACCGGACTGGCAATCATGGATGCCGTCACGCTCGAACGCAGTGAGGTACTGAAAGAGGGAGACATCTATCGAGTGACAACCGCCCGCCAGAAAACCGGCACAAACGTTTCCGTTCCCATCCCGCCAGACGTTGCAGCCGTGGTCATTGCCGCAATGAAGCTGAATGCAAATGACCGGTACATATTCTGGAATACGGGAGCTGGAACACCGCAAACAGCCGTGACGCACTGGCAGCACGACTTGAGGCAGGCTTTCAGAGCTGCGGGGATGGCAGAGGGTCACCCTCACCAATTGCGCGATACGTTCGCTTGCGGGTTGCTGTCCGCTGGTGTCCCACTCGAAGAAGTATCTAAGGCACTCGGTCACACATCGACCAAAACGACCGAGAAGCATTATGCAGCATGGGTAAAGAACAGGCAGGCAAGACTAGACGCGCTGGTAATCGGGACGTGGAAGGATAAGGAAAAGTAGGATGCAAAAAAAAATGCCCACCGAACCCCTTTTAAGGGCCGATGGGCTGTACTGCTAGATTCGATTTTCAACGATGAATCGTTCCAAGGTCTCGCGCGGGATGCGCAGCGTCCGGTACTGACGTTTGAATTTTCCTTCAGGACTGCCAAGGTCGATGACCCCTGCGACTTTGCTAAACTTCCGCATGACCGTATCGGTGCTGACTTTCAATATGCTGCCCACTTCCGCAGGCGTTAAAAATTCTGAGAATGTAGCCAAAGGTCTCTCCTCTCCAAAAAGAAAAAGGCCGCATCCCGAAGGAGCAGCCCGTGTGGTCTCGAATTGTGGCTGTCAGTTACGAAGGCCGGTTAAGGTTTGCCGTGCTCGCTGTAGCTGTGCGCCTGCGTCATCGACCGCCCTTGGGCTTGTACGCCCGTAGATTGCTCTTGCGGTAATCTGTCCCAGGTGCGATCTGCTCAATGTAGGGACCGCTGAAGGGTGCCTTGACAATGAATGCCGAGAGCAGTTCTCGGTACGGATTGCGAATCGGCCCCAGGTTGCGATAGAACACCGGGACATTCGGCGCACGGTCAATTTGCCAGTCTTCGACAATGACCCGCGCTTCGTCCTCTGCATCAATAACCAGCTTGACGCCGTGGAGTATGATTTCTGCTTTACGTTTGAAGGGACTCATTCGCCCGCCTTCGCTGCCTTGAATCGTTCAAGGGCTTGCGTGCTAAGTGCGGCCTGCTCCATCTGCTCAAACTGGACTGTCGTTTGTTTCTCTGTCGAAGGGACTGTTGCAGCGTGCTCGAACGTAGTTACCGCCTTGCATGTTGTGTGGACTGCCGTCGCAAGTGCGGCCTTGCGTGCAATGCGCTGGGATGCGGCCTTGGCATTCTGAAACCTTTGAAAAGACGCGACGGAATTAGACCGTTGCGTGGAAATGTCACTCACAATTTTGCTCTCCTCTAGGGGTAAGTGATAACCGGGCTGGGCACCCGTGAGAGCGTGCCCAGTCACCAGTTAGTTGTTAGTTGTTTAGCTCGACGCCTGCTGAATGCTGACCAGGGGATTCGGTGCGCCACTCATGACAATGGAGGTTCCGCCAAGGCGTGTGTACAAGAAAAAACCGATCTCCAAAGTATCCATGTAGCGCTCATTCAAGCGAACAATGGTCGGCTGTCCATCGGTGCGCAAAAGGTACGCGGCGGACGGGTCACCAAACAGAATCGGCTTCGCAGAAGCGCCCATGTTCGGAAGCGACTGGTTCAGCACAACCTTAAAGCCCAGCAACTTGTCGAAAGGACCATCCTGCGCGGGGTCGGGAGTGAACAGCGGACGCCCGTAATTGTCCTTGACGCCTACGAGGTAAGCACGCGTCGCAGAATTGAGCTGCCAGACCGCTTTTGGACCGGTATAGGCCGGGTCCAAAGCGCCGTAGGCAGCCGTCAAGTCATCCCATCCAAATCCGGCTGCCAGTGACGCCGTGGTCTGTCCCACTACCGCGCCCGCATTCATACCGCCCGCCGTCTGGTTGGGCAGCGTGGTGCCCGCGCCGTCAACGCCCAAGGTGACACTTTTCTCCATCCCTCTGGCGTAGCGCAATCCGAACGCATCACGAATCCAAGAATCCAGATCGAAACTGGAATCTTCGAGTTCCTGAACTGAGACTTTTACAAGCCCTGCGGAGACGGTGTCCACTCCAACAATCTTGGAAACGAAGGCCGGATCAGTCTCAGGCGGGGTGCTCGTGCCTTGGGTGCCCAAGAGCGTAAAGGAATTGCCAGTGTCGTTCGCGAGCGAGACCTTCAAAGGAGCACCATTATTGTCCGTGACGCGTTGGCGCACCAGAGTGGCGATGGGACCGTAGAATTTCAACGCGGCGATTAGTTCCGGGTTGAACATTTGCGGAATCAAGGCCCCGCCAGTCGAATCCGAAGTCGTCAGCAAGTCGCGCTGTTCGCTGTTCATGCCTCCAAAGCCGGTGCGAGCATACTGCAAGAAAGCCTTGCGGGTGCGCTCGTTCTTTTCATCCTTCGACAGGTTCGTTTCGACACCGCCGTTCGAAGTGCCGGGACGGGCGCTTCGGGCAAAGCTGGCCTGTTCAATCGCACGCGCTTCGAGCAATTCCGCACGCTGAATATCTGACTCTACCGCTTCGACATCTTTGGCCATCGCATCGAATGCCGTTCGAGATTCCGTAGTGAAACCCTTCTGACCGATTGCCTGCATATCCGTAAGAAGTTTGTTGCGCTTGTACTTCAATTCTTGCAAAGAAACCATTTTGTAAAAAGCCTCTCTCGGGTTCACCGAGGCGTTATAGGAGTTAGGGTGGGCAGCGTGCTTCGCACGTCGCACGGGTTGGGCAAACAAAAAGGGCAAGCCCGTTAGAGCCTGCCCTCGCAGTAGTCGAGTTTTGGTTGAAACTACTTACTGCAAACTTGTGTTAGTTACGACGGTGCGCGTAGAGAATCTTCATTCGCAGGCCGTCGCGGGCTTGTACAGCGCAACGTTCACAGCGTGTATCAGTGCAACTCTCAGCACTGCATTGTTCGCAGTTGTCCGCCAAGCACTCGGGACACTCGCATTCGCAATCGTCGTCTTCGTCTCTGTCGTCATCGTCATCCGTACAGTTAGGATCGTCCGGGTCATAGTTCGACGAATCAGGGTCGCAAGGATTTTCGTCGTCTGCACTGCGCTTGAGATGACTGCGAAGTGCCTTGGGGATGCTGCGAAGTGCAACGGATGAATCGGGGTAAGCCGGGAAACTGACAATGGAAATTTCGCCAAGATCAACGTCGTGCAACGTTCTAATAAGTTGATCGTTGGCATAGGTCCACTCATCTGCATTTTCGCCGGGTCCTAAATTGAACGCAAATGAGCACGCGTCTAGGTCACCACGCGACAAAGCATCGACAACATCGGATGCGATTGTCGATTTAGCCGAAAGATTGGCCTCAAACATCAAGCCTTGGTTCTTATCGACTTTCAGCTTTAGGGTTCCACTCGTGGTGCGTGCGAGCAGCGAAGCAGGGTCATGCTGCCGTAACAGCAACACATCTGGATTTTCTTTCAGCGTGCGGTCGAAGGCAGTGCTCGAAATTATTTCAACGAAACCGCCAAGATTTACTGACTGTTTTCCGAACGGGGCTGCTACACCCTTGACGGTGCGGGACCCGTCTGCGTTTGTTCTGACTTCGATTACTTCCTTGATAGCTCTGCGCTCTACACGAGACGCAGGTTTCCTCTTTGGCATGGGTGTTCCTTTCGGGTGTGTGATCTGGTGGGTGTATGAATGCTTGCGGCAGGACTCAGCGAGAGCGAATCGACTGCCGCGTGTCTCTCCCACACCCGTTTCTTGGAAGAGAGACAACCAAAATTGAGAGACAACGAAAAACAGCACGGGTTAATCCGATGCGCCTGCTTATGCAGTCGAGTTACCGGAAGGTGCCCACCCGTGAAGATGCCCAGCCCGCGCTGTTTTCGTTGCAATGCAGATAGTCCCATCATTCCAGGTCACTGGCCGGGACATCTGCAATCTGTGAATCGAAATGAGCAAGGCACACTCCCACGGATGACTAAATTAAAATCAAGCCGCATGAGGGAGTGTGCCCACGAAGGACCCTTTCGGGTCGTCTTGTGTTGCTAAACTTGGACGGAGATTGCTCTCAACGTCCAGCCCGGTTTAAAGCCACTTTTTCCCTACTTGTGATGGAACCCCGGAGTCGAAACTAGAAACTCGCAGGGCATGTCTATCGCCACGAGGGGTGGTGAACGAACCGGGAAACCAAATGGGCAATGCCTCGCAGGGACACGCGAAACAGAGCGCCATGCAATTCAATCCTCTACACTGCCCAACCTGCTAAACGTCTGCGCGTATCACTTGCCCAGCAATCTGTGGGAGCAATGCAGCGGGGAGACGTTCAAAACTTGATTCTGGATACAGCAACTTTTGCACCCATGAGAGCAACACCAGTTCTTTCCCGTCGCCGGTGTTCTCAATCTCGATGCTGAATCGCACAGCCTGCTGTGCGGCGACAGCTAGAAAGTTGCGACCCGCTCTCAGTTTCGGCGCGTCCCTGTCCCGT